AAACACTTATGAGTCATCTTTTATTATGGGGGAATGCTTATGCACAGATAATTAGGGATGGAAGAGGAAATGTTATAGGTTTATATCCTTTGTTACCTAATAAAATGACTGTAAATAGAGCCAGTAATGGAGAAATCTATTATATTTATTCAAGATATTCAGATGAAAATCCCAATATAGAGGGATATGGACAGGTGTATTTACAAAATCATGAGGTGCTTCATATTCCAGGTCTAGGGTTTGATGGATTAGTAGGATATTCACCAATAGCTATGGCAAAGAATGCAGTTGGAATGTCCATTGCCTGTGAAGAATATGGTGCTAGTTTTTTTGCAAATGGAGCTAATCCAGGTGGAGTATTAGAACATCCAGGAGTAGTTAAAGATCCTGCAAGAGTTAGAGATAGCTGGAATTCAGTATATCAAGGCACAGGAAATGCACACAAAGTTGCAGTTCTTGAAGAAGGAATGAAATTTCAAAGTATAGGAATACCACCGGAACAAGCACAGTTTTTAGAGACAAGAAAATTTCAGATTAATGAAATTGCTCGTCTTTTTCGCATACCTCCACATATGGTTGGAGATTTAGATAAATCAAGTTTTTCTAATATAGAGCAGCAGAGTCTTGAATTTGTTAAGTACACTTTAGATCCTTGGGTAATTAGATGGGAGCAAGCAATGAAAAAAGCTTTATTATTACCTGGTGAAAAGAAGGATTATTTCATTAAGTTCAATGTAGATGGATTACTAAGAGGTGATTATCAAAGTAGAATGAATGGTTATTCAATTGGAAGACAGAATGGTTGGTTATCAAGTAATGATATTCGAGAACTTGAAAATCTTAATAAAATATCAGAAGAGCTTGGAGGAGATTTATATTTAATCAATGGAAATATGACAAAGCTTGCTGATGCAGGTGCATTTGCGAATAAAAATAATATAGGATTGGAGAAGAAGAATGAGTAAAAAATTTTGGAATTGGGTAAAGAATGAAGAAGGCAGAACACTTTATTTTGATGGATACATTGCACAAGATAGTTGGTTTGATGATGAAATTACACCAAAGCAGTTTAAATCTGAACTCACTGCTTCAGAAGGAGATATAACTGTATGGCTTAACTCTCCAGGGGGAGATGTTTTTGCAGCAAGTCAAATTTACAACATGATAAAAGAATATAAAGGAAAAGTTACAGTAAAAATTGATGGAATAGCAGCTAGTGCAGCATCAGTTATTGCTATGGCTGGAAATGAAATACTAATGTCACCAGTTGCAATGATGATGATTCATAATCCAGCTACAGTTATTTTTGGAGAAGCTTCAGATTTGCAAAGTGGAATTGATATGTTATCAGAAGTAAAAGAGAGTATAGTTAATGCCTATGAGCAAAAGACTGGACTTGCAAGAAATAAGATATCAAAAATGATGGATGCAGAAACTTGGTTTAGTGCTCAAAAAGCTGTAGAGCTTGGTTTTGCAGATAAAGTTTTGTATGAGGATAATCAAGAAGAAACTACAGATGGCTTTATTTTTGATAAAGTAACAGTAACCAATGCACTAATGAGAAAAATACCAAGGCAAAAACAAACACAGCCTAAAGCAGAGGAAAAAGGAATACCTCATGAGCAATTATTAACCAGACTTAATCTTATAAAATAATAAATTGGAGGAATGTATATGAGTAAAATATTAGAACTTAGAGAAAAAAGAGCACAATTATGGGACAGTACAAAGGCATTTTTAGATAGTAAAAGGAATGAAAATGGATTATTATCAGCAGAAGATACTACAACTTATGAAAAAATGGAATCTGATGTTGTGAATTTAGGGAAGGAAATTGATAGATTAGAGAGACAGGCAGTCCTTGATTTAGAACTTTCAAAGCCAACTTCCAGTATAATTAGAAATAACCCTAATGGAAATATTGGAGAAGAAAAAACAGGTAGAGCATCAAATGAATATAAAAGTGCATTCTGGAAGACTATGAGAAATAAAAATAGCTTTGATGTGCAAAATGCGCTGCAAATTGGCACTGATAGTGAAGGAGGATTTCTTGCACCAGATGAGTTTGAAAAAACACTTATTGAAAGTCTAGAAGAGCAAAATATATTTAGACAACTTGCAAATATAATTACTACATCTTCAGGAGATAAGAAAATTCCAGTGGTTGCAACTAAAGGAACTGCATCTTGGGTAGATGAAGAGGGTGTTATACCAGAGTCAGATGACTCATTTGGACAAGTATCAATTGGGTCATATAAATTAGCTACTATGATTAAGGTTTCTGAGGAACTTCTTAATGATAGTATTTTTAATTTGGAGAGTTATATAGCAAAAGAATTTGCCAGAAGAATTGGTGCAAAAGAAGAGGAAGCTTTCTTTATAGGCGATGGAATAGGAAAGCCTACAGGAGTATTTAATGCAACAGGTGGAGCAGAGCTTGGAGTTACAGCAGCAGGAGTTACAGCCATAACTCTTGATGAAATTATGGATCTATTTTATTCATTAAAATCACCATATAGAAAAAATGCTATATTTACTATGAATGATTCAACAGTAAAAGCTATTAGAAAACTTAAGGATGGAAATGGCCAATATATTTGGCAGCCATCAATAACAGCTGGAACACCTGACACAATTTTAAATAGACCAGTAAGGACATCAGCATATATACCAGCATTAGGATCAGCAGCTAAGACAATTGCATTTGGTGATTTTAGTTATTATTGGGTAGCTGATAGACAAGGTAGATCATTCCAAAGATTAAATGAACTTTATGCAGCAACAGGACAAGTAGGGTTTAAGGCAACACAAAGAGTTGATGGTAAGCTAATACTTCCTGAAGCTATTAAAGTTTTACAAATGAAAGTTTAGTATAAATTATTGGAGGTGAGTGTATGATAGTTTCACTTGAAGAAGCTAAATTGTTTTTAAGAGTTGATGGTGATGAAGAAAATACACTCATCACCCAATTTATAGTTAGTGCAGAAGATATATGTGAAGGAATTTTAAGATATTCTTTATCAGAATTTACTATAGTACCAGAAACAGTTAAGCAAGCAGTTATTTATGGAGTATCTAATATGTATGAGCAGCGTGAGACCTTTGATGTGAAATCAGTTATTGAAACTATGACAAGGCTTTTATTTTCTTATCGAAGGGAAAGTTGGTGATGTGGTGGCTATAGGAGATTTAAGACATAGAATAACGTTTCAAAAATTTACAACAGTAGTAAATGAAAATGGATTTGAAGAGGAAGCATGGCAAGATTATAAAACAGTATGGGCATCAGTTTCTAATTTATCTGGCAAAGAATATTATCAAGCAGCAGCAGTTCAAGCAGAGAAAACAGTTAAGTTGTTAATAAGATATATAAAAGAAGTAGATACATCAATGAGAATTATATTTAAGGATAAACAATATAACATAACATCTATTGATAATATGAAATATACAAATAAATACATTGAAATAAAAGCATTGGAGGTGGAGAGTAGTGGCTGATATTGAACTTACAGGAGTTGATGAGATATTAAATAAACTTCAGCAAATTGGTACAAACATTAGCAGATTAGAAAACAAAGCATTAAAAAATGCAGCAGAGCCTGTACTTGAAGATGCAAAAGTGACAAATGCATTTAATGATAGAAGTGGCAGACTTAGAAAAGGTCTTAAGATAAGCAATATAAAAAGCATAGAAGGAACTAAATACATTCTTGTAGGTGTAGATAAAAGTGATAACTCAAAGATATTTTATGGCAAGTTTTTAGAATTTGGAACTTCTAAAATGCCTGCAAGACCATTTTTGCAGCCTGCTTATGAGAAAAACAAGGATAATATACAGCAAACTATAGCTGAAACTTTAAAGGAGGGCTTGAAGTGATAAATAAATTAGTAACGGAAGCTTTAAAACCTCTTAAAGTTCCTGTGTCATTTCAAAAATATAGTGGTAAGGAGAGTACTTATATAACTTTTTTTAACTATCTAGAACAAGGAGAGCAGTATGCTGATAATGAAGAAAAAGTTACTGGTTATTATATTCAAGTAGATGTATGGGGGAAAAATGACTATATAGAACTTGTAGAAAAGGTAAAAGATCAGATGAGAACTGCAGGGTTTATAAGAACTTTTGCAGCTGATTTATTTGAGGAAGATACTAAAATAT